AACGAAGGGTTCATCTCTCTCGTCTGATTCGAGTTTGATCAAACCGCCGGACCTAAAGCGAAGCATAGCCTGTACGGTCGAATCCACCAAGTCGTCGTGCTCCGCATTTGGGAAAGCGGCCATCTGTTCGACCACCTCATGCGCCCATCTCCGGTCTGGAATCCACACTTTTCCTGATCTGAAGATGTCAGCCACCGAACTCAGGCGGGCAAACTTGTCGTTTGGGACTTTTTTCGTTCCCCTTGTTGGGGTGTACTCAGAAACAATAAGCCCCATCTGCCGCAATTCGTAAACAAGCGGCGCTCCGGCTGCTTTTGCCTCGATGAGACACACATCGGGCTCCCACTCCTTGTACATCTCGTAGGCTTTGTCCTTCAGTTCGGGAAATTCCATCCGTTTTTGGAAGGCATCCAACAAGATCAGGTGGGGATCGCGTTCATTCTCGTCCTTATTGAAGACTCCCCAGGTCGTACAGGCCGAAAAGTCGGACCTTTCGTTCTTTGTGAAGGCCGTATCCCAGGATTGGATGATGAATTCGCACTGCGGAGGGTCGTCTTTCTCCCAAATCTGCCACCACTCCCGTTTGATCATCGCCCCTTCTTCGCCAGTTGGGGTTTGTTGATACTGAGCGTTCCACTTGGAGATCGGAAGTTCGGCTTTTAGGTCTTCTAAGAGGTTCAGCGGCCAGAATTCAGGCCAAAGTGGGTTCCCCGAAGGAAGAATCGCGGGGAATTCGATGACTTTCCACTCCTCATCCTTGCCTCTTTTGGCCGAATCCTTGAGCACCTGACCAATCAGGTCCCGATCTGACCACCTCGTAGCGATGATGATGATCGCTCCTCCTGGTTGAAGGCGCTGTCTGGGGCCAGAGGTGTACCACTCATAGGCCGAATCATAGATTCCGGGGTTCCCAGCCGCCAAAGTCGCCTCTTGTTCCGAATGTGGGTCGTCAATGATCACCACATCCGCACCTCTACCGGTCATGGTTCCGCCCACACCGATAGCGAAATACTCCCCACGGTCATTCACAGCCCACCGGCCAGCACTCTTGGAGTCCTGTCTCAGCCGAACATTTGGGAACACCTCGTGGTACTGCTCTGAATCCACCAGATTCCGGACCTTGCGGCCAAAACCCACAGCGAGTTCCGACGTATTCGAGGACTGCATCACCTTCTTGTCAGGGAACTTTCCCAAAAACCAAGCCGGAAACAGGTACGAACCAAACTCACTCTTCGTATGTCTAGGAGGCATGCTGATGGCCAGCCTCTTAATTGACCCATCGGCTATACCTTCAAAGGCCTTAGCCACCACCGCATGATGTCTCCCAGAGATAAACCCAGGCCACATCTTCTTCACAAAAGCCAAGAACGACCCCTGGCACCGCTCCCTCTCCACGGCGGCTTTGTACTCGCTGACCTGATTGAGCAACTTCTCCTGGTCAGCCACGCTCAACTGACTGATAAGGTCATCTAACTTCATTTCCAACCCAATAGCACAGCCGCCAACTCAACGGCACCCCAAACAATCCCAAGATACAGCGACACCAAGTACAAATCGTTCATTCCAAATTCCTGAAGTTGATGTACACAGGCCGGATCGTCCTCCCAGCCCCTTCCATCTTCTTCACCACCCCCAACTTCACCAGCCGGTTCACGATCTTGTGAACCCCACTCACCCCACTCCTCCCAGTCACATACGCAATCTCCCTCACAGTCGGGCTGTACCCAAACCGCTTCCACCACTCATCAATCGCCAAAAACACTTCCTTCTGCGCCGGGCTCATCTCCATCTCCATGCACTCTCTCTCACTCCTATCACCCCTGCGAGCCCTCAAATCCCCTATCTGAACCCGTTTCCGCCTCTTATCCACATACTTATCCACAGAAACTGTGGATAACTTCTCCTCGCCGGTCGGTACGTTTTGGTGTACTTCAGACATGAAAAGTGAGTAAAACGTTGGGCGAAAACAACAAACTAATTGATTTATTGATTAGTTTGAGGTGTGTGCCTCATTTTTAGGCAAATCTAACTTTGACGGGGGGTCTCCCAAAAATGAGGGGGTGGGGTCCGGAGTCCCGCTGGAAAAAGAAGGGGGGGTGTCCGCAGAAATCGACTCTTCGGCAGAGGGGGAGAAATCGGAAATGGGGTGGGGGGATGATCGTTCGAGTGGGATAGTATGTGTAGGGGGAGGGGCCACCATATCTGACGCATCGGGGGGTGGGGTATGGGTGGGGTCGACCTCCCCCCGGCTTCCGGATAACTCGGCCAGGAGGGAATCGGCCGCGTTGTCTATCACCTCGGCGTCATCCGCCTGGGCTTTCAGCATCTCACGCAACTGGGCCATTACCTGCGCGCGGGTATCTTCACTAGATCGAATGGTGCGGATTTCTTTTCGCTCAGTAAAGGCGGCCACCTCGGTTACCGACCCTAATACTTTGGCCGCCGCAGTAATTTGACCGGGCTTCGATTCCGGGTCGGTGATTACTTTCACCAGGGAATGAATCACCAGGGAGCGCAGTCCAGCGGGGGTTTCATATTCCGCCGCCCTTATGGCCGCTTCGATGGCGTCTATTTCAGCAGCAATGCGGGAATCGCGTTTCATTCTGCTGGCTGCGTCCCCTGCGGTTTTGGGTTTGGCGTTGGGGGAATACACGGTTCTGTAAGCCTCTGCGCCCTTGGCGCCCTTTGCTACCTCAAGGGCGAATCGTCTTTGTTTGGGTGTCAACTCCCGGTTGACCTCTTTTCCCAGTAGTAGGGAAACGGGGACTGTATCCAATGCTTCTTTTACTTGCTTCCTGGATAACTTGGGTGCTTTCATACTGAGCCGATGCCCTTCGGGCTGAACCAAACCGCCGCCATCATAGGTGAACAGGTGGAGAACATCAATAGCCCAGCCCTATCGACCCCGCCGAACCTATGAGAACAATCAATTGGACGCCCTGAACCTATCACCGACAATGGCGGCGTGCTGACTGTTAGCACCAACACCGAAAGGGGATCGTATGACGCAGGAAGAACGCAGGGGTTACGACGAAGCAGCCCTTGGCAAGCCCTTCGATTCGACCCAGCCCGCCGAATGGCAGCAGGGCTGGCACAAATTTCACGACGATATGGCGCGGAGTGAATCCGCGCGCTTTGTTTAACCAGGAGCCCTCAGCATGGAAACCATCACCCTCAAAACCGCGCCCGAAGTCTCGGCCATTATTCGCGCCGCCGATCCTTCATATCGCAAGCAAAAGGCCGCGCTCTATGCCCGTGAGAGTCTCGCACTCTCGGGAACCTACTGGGATGGCGGAAGCCGCAACACCTACACGGCAGTTGACCTCTCAACCCTGCGGGCTGTTGCCGCGCCACAGTTTGACCCTCCGCAATTTGGCGGCGGCGATACCCGGACTGTCGCCATCCCTGAGGGAATCGCCATTGTTCGAACAGGCGTGTTTTGCGGCAAAACCGCATATGCAGCCGTTTATCTCAACCCGGCCAACATGGCCCGCCTCTTGAAGTAATCAACCCGGAGCCCTCAAATGAGCATTGACCAATTCCTAGATTCCCGCATGAGCCGCCGCCTGTTGGCCCAGGATCGCGCCCTGGCGCGCCTGGAAAAGCGCGAAGCCGCCGCAGATCAAATGATCGGGGAACTGTGCCGCAACGGCGCCCCCGTGTTCTATGTTTTCCCCGTAGGCGGAAAGTACCGCGAGGGAAACCGCGCGGAATTGATTTCCTACCTCATCCGCAACCGTCACGCCTAACCCGGAGCCCTTCAATGAAAGTTCTTGCCACTAGCCGACTCGAAGCCACCGAAATCGCTTTCCGCGCGCTTGAATTTGTCGCCGATGTTCGTATCACCGACTGTAGCGGTACGGAATACGGATATTGGGTCGAGTTTGACCCACGCGTTGTGACGAACGCGGACGAACTCGCCGATGTTGTGCGCGGTTGTGAAATCGAAACCAACTAACCCGGAGCCCTCGCCATGCAAGGTTTTCTGTCTTTCAGTCACGGTTTTTACCGAATCATTTTCCAGGCCATGCCCATTTGCGCCGATAAGCGCACCATGCGCGAAGCCCTGGAAGCCGCCGCCGCCCTGGGTGTTCCTGTTTCAAATGAAGCATGGAACGGAGACCGCGCCGAATGGGTTCATTTGCACACTATTGAGGAATGACCGCCATGACAAAAGCCCTTTTCATCCTGGCGGCGGTGCTTGCCGTTGCCGCCTACCAATCCCGGCCTTATGACTGCGCCACCGATACCGAATGCGAAGCGCAGGAAGCCGCCCGTTGTCTCATCTTTTGCGGAGAGTAAACACCATGACCCATGACCCCATGACCGCCGCCTACATCGAAGCGATTTACTTCACCGAAACCGGGGAAGACGGCCAACCCGCACCGGACGCGCCCCTATCCCCGGACTGCGCCCGCGAGGCCTGGGCCGCCTGTCACCGCCTCCGGCTGGCGTGCGCCGGGCATGACGGAATCGACCTCGGCAAATTTGACCCGGTGCAAGTCGGACATGACCTTTGGTTCACCCGTAACGGGCACGGGGTCGGATTTTGGGATCGACCCGAAATCTACGGGGAAGACAACGCGCGGATTCTCACCCTCATGGCGCGCGCCATGGGTGAGCATTACGCCGAATTTGACGAATAACCAACCGGAGAGCGAACAAATGAACCATCTTTCTATTTCATGGAGCACCAGCCGGGGCCGCGATACCTACGGTTACAACATCTGCCGCCTGGATTCCCGCGCCACCGGGAAACGATACCGCACCTGCGGCGGTGGCTACGATATGACCGGAACTGTCGTCGGGAAATGGCTAGAGGCCGAACACCAGTCCGAACTGCAAGCCCTGGCGGCACGGGTTCCCCTTGAGGACTGCGGCTACGCCGTGCCGGGCTATCGCAAGCCCACCCGCGAGGCCGGGCTTTATGGGCTGACTGTCACCCCCGAGGGATCGGTGAGTCTAGACGGCGCGTGCGGTATCCGTTCCATGGAAATCATCGCGGAGGCTATCGGGCTGCGCCTGGGTTGGCTGGGTAACCGCAAAGGGCATACAACCGGGTATTTCATTTCGAAGGGGGACGCATGAGATACCGCTGCCGCCCCCGCGCGGAGGACATAGAGGCGCGCCGCCGTGCCGCCATGAATGTCCTCGGCGCCGTGCTGTTGGCCGTTTCCATCGGCATCCCCTTTGCCCTTCACTTCCTGAGCATGAAACCATGACGACCTCAACCCTCTATGTTCGCCGCGACACCATGCAACCGCGATTCTGGCGCCTCTGCTGGTCGGAGCCGGGAAGCACCTCATTCTGTAACGCTGAGGGCGAGTGCAGCGCGATTTACTACCGAACCATGCGCGAAGCAATAGCGGCTGGACTGCGCCGCTTTGGTGAAGCCGCGAGAAAAGCCGACTGGTGATTTCACCCGCCTAGCCCTTCGCGGAGGGCTATGGGGTGCAATCCGCACCAAACAGAATGGAGATTTTCAAAATGCCGAACTGGTGCAACAACGCGCTGCGGATTCGATCCGCTGATGCCGCCATCCTGGCCCGATACCGCGCCGCCATCGAAGGTGGCCGACTGCTAGCCGAGTGCCGCCCCGAACCGGATACCGAAACCTACCGCGCGAGTCTCGGCGCGCCAGGGGCAAGCCCCGAGTGGCGAGAGTGGCGCATTGCGAACTGGGGCACGAAGTGGGAGATTTCCCTGCGGGATACGGGCGAAATTACAGAGGCTACCGACGAACTTTGCGTTTCTTTTTCGTCGGCGTGGAGCCCACCCGTCGAAGCCCTGCGGTTTGCTGCCGAGCGTGACGGGTTTTCGTTTGTCCTTTTCTACGACGAACCGGGCATGGGCTTCGCGGGTCGGGCTACCGAGACCGACGACGATTGCTATGAATATTGCGAACTTGAAGAGTCCACGCGCGATGCGTGGGCGGCTGAGGGTTTCGAGTTGCCAAGTTTCGAAAGGGGCTGACATGGGCTTCACTCTAATCGTGGGCGACGCCGCCACCTACTACGACACCGACCCCGAGGGCGAGGGCATCTACTTCCACCGA